GTAATTATAGAGTTTGGACTGCACAAACAAATCAACCAACAGTTTCTACTCAAACTTTACCAAATGTTGAACAAGTATTATACTCAAATAACTATATTGGAGGTAATTTATATAAACCACAAAATGGGGGTATTTGGAATTCTTCAATAACTGAAGACCTAACATTTAAACTTTATAAAGCCAATTTTACCTCTACAAATGGCACAGTATATTTCCATAATCCTAACGTCTCTGTTGGTAATACAACGTATGTTGACGATTCAAATATTCCTCAATTAGTTAATAACCCAATTAAAGTTTTACCAAGAAGATTAAATGTAGGAATTACAACTTCATCAACATCAGTCCTTGGAACTGTTTTAATTCCTGGAAGAAAAGTTGCAGAGGGTAGTGCATTTGGATACATTGAAAATGTTGGTGGGAATGTAGTTGCAATCACAACTTCTAATGTGGGAGCAGGATACTCTAATGGAACATTTGTGGGAGTTCCTCTATATAACATAACAGGATACGGAAATAGTGTTACTGCAAATATAACAATTGCTAATAATTCGGTATCTTCCGTATCAATAGCGTATAGTGGATCTGGATACGTAGTTGGTGATGTTTTAGGCATCACTACAGCATCTGTTGTTAAAGGTAGTGGCGCACGAATAACGGTCCAATCCACTAGTAATATTGATACATTATATTTAACTAATGTTCAAGGAGAAGAATTTACTTTTGGACAACCAATTTCATATTATAATGATTCTACTCAAGTCACCATGGCTTCAACAGTAGTTACAAAAGCATCTTATGTTCCAGACTATAGATATTCTGGAAATATTTTTGAAGTGACTCAGTTTAATCACGGTATGCACGCTAATAGTAATACCACAGTTATTAGCGGAATACTACCAGATACAACCGGTCAAGCAATAACTGCAACTATTGTTTCTAATTCTCTAGCAATTTCTATAGCAAGTACTGCAAACTTTAATACCTTTGAGGGATCTACAGTCACTGGAGCTAATCCTGGATATATAATCATTAATAATGAAATTATCTCATACACTCTTGGTTCCCCTGGAACAAATACTCTAGATATAGTACAAAGAGGAAGATTTGGATCTCCAACAAGAAATCATTCTATAGGTAGTCTAATTTATAAGTATGAACTAAATGGTGTTTCTTTAGCAAGAATTAATAGGCAACATTCATTACCATCTAATCAAACCCTTAAATCTTTCAGAGGAACTGATAATTATCATTTAGAATTTGATAGATCCTATTTAGTTAATAGATCTTCAGGTGATACTCAGTTAAGTTTTATAGATGAAAAAGTTGCAGGAGGATCAAATGCAAAGGCATCTCAAAATATTCAATATTCTGCAATAGCTCCATATTTTAATGTGATTACACCAGAAAACACATCAGTATCCTCATTGATGAGAACCATTTCTGGAACGAGTGTCAGTGGAACTGAATCTTCTTTTGTTGATCAAGGATATCAACCGATTAGTCTTAATGATATCAATGATTTCAACAATCCTAGACTAGTTCCGTCAAGATTAAATGAAACTAATATTTTATCTTCAACATCATTCCCAAATCAAAAATCATTAACGTTAGGAATAACTTTATCAACTAATAATTCAAGTTTATCTCCAATTGTAGATGTCTCTGAAGCTGCTACATTTATTTTTAATCGAAATAGAATTAATAAACCTATTCAAAATTATGCTTCTGATCCTAGATCAAATATTTTAAATGGAGATCCACATTCGAGTGTTTATATTTCTAAAAAAGTTAATTTACAGCAACCTGCTACCTCTCTAAAAGTTTTTGTAACAGCATATAGGCACTCATCTAGTGATTTTAGAATTTTATATAAATTATTTAAAACAGATTCAAGCGAAGTAAGTCAATCATATCAACTTTTCCCTGGATATAATAATTTAAAGGATCAAGACGGAGATGGATTTAAAGAAACCATTATCGACATTGCATTGAATGATGGTAGTTCGGATACTTTCGTCAAAGCAAGTAATGATAATGAATTTTTAGAATATCAATTTACTGCTAATAATTTAGAACAATTTAATGGATTTGTTATTAAAATTGTAATGAATGGAACCAATGAAGCGTATGCACCAAGATTTAGAGACTTGAGAGCAATTGCACTAGCATGATTCCAATAGAGGGACATCCAAATCTTTTTCGTGATGAAAAATCTGGAGCAATTGTTAATTATGATACTTTAGAATATGAGTCTTATATTAAAATAAGACAAAAGAAAATCGATGAAAAACAAGAACTTCAAAATTTAAAAATTGAGGTTTCTGAAATTAAAAATTTACTCATGGAGTTAATTAATGAATCCAGAAGAAATACAACTTGATGATGTAAATAAGTTATTTGAATATGAAAAATATTCTAGATCAATAGATTCTATGGATACAGAAGATTTAAAAAACTTTGCAAAAGTTTATTGTAAATTATATTTAAAACAGCAAGAAGTTATCTCTTCATTAGATTCCATAGGATTATTGTGAGTATAAATATACTTTAGATCCTGAACTCGCAAGATGGCAGTTTTATATTCATATGCAATCTTTAAGGAGTCATCCTAATGGCAGACATAAAAGTTCGTGTAGGTCAGCAAAACTCCATAAAAGTTTTATCTTCAATTTCTGGAACTAGCTCTGGAACTCTTACTGGATTGAGTGATATAAATGCAAGTGGTGGACTACTAAATGGGATGGTTCTAGTTTACAACAGTGTGACTAATAAGTGGGATGCAACTTTGGACCTAACTCCAGGAAACACGCAGAATTTAGACATTAACGGAGGTGCCTTTTAATGGCAAGCATTATTAGGGTCAAAAGATCTACAGGCACATCTGCCCCAGCCACCCTGAATTATGGTGAACTTGCCCTTACAATTGGATCTGGAACACAGGCAAATAAGGGAGATAGACTTTTTGTTGGTAATTCTTCACAAAATCCAATAGAAGTTGGTGGTAAGTATTACACCGATCTCCTTGATCATGTTCATGGAACTCTGACTGCATCATCTGCAGTTATTGTTGATTCTAGTTCAAAAATTAATGTATGGAATGTAGATAATTTAAGATTAGATGGAAATGCTTTTACATCTACAGATACTGACGGTCACATTACCATTACACCAAACGGTACTGGTAGAGTCCAATTTTTAGATGATGACGAACTCCAGTTTGGCGATAGCGATGATATTCGTTTATCTTATGATACTGCTAGAGATGCTATCTTCTTTGAAAGAGGTGCAGCTGGAAATACTGCAGATATTAGAATTGCTGATGATATTCATTTTCAATTTGGAACTGATAATGATGCTAGAATTTATTATGATGAAGCATCTACAGATAAAATACAAGTAGAGGGTGCAGATTGGAACTATGCTAATGGCGTCGCTATTACAATTTCCGACACCACTCAGTCAACTTCAACAACCACAGGAGCTTTAATTGTTACTGGTGGTGTTGGTATTGCAAAAAACTTATTTGTTGGTGGTAATTTTGCAGTTACTGGTGTAACAACCATTACTGATACTACTCAATCAACTGATAAGGATACTGGCGCTCTTGTTATAGAAGGTGGTGTTGGTATTGAAAAAAATACTAACATCGGCGGTAACCTTGGCGTTGAAGGTGGGTCTGTTACAAGTCAAACTGCAAACCTTAATTTATTCAACGCAAATGTAACTACTGCAAATGTTCTTGGTGCTGCAACTAACATTGTATTAGGTGCAACAACAGGTATTGCTACCGTTAGAAATGCAACAGTTGATCTTGATGGTGATTTAAATATTGACGGTGGAGATTTAACTTCAAATCAAAGTAATTTTAATCTTTTAAATGCAAACGTAACTACTGCAAATGTTCTTGGTGCTGGTACTGCAATTGCAATCGGAGCTAATACTGGATCACTGACTATAGGAAATCCAACGGTAGTTGGTACTCAAGCAACACAAAATCTTTATAATACAGTCGCCACTACGGTAAATGCTTTTGGTGCTGGTACTGCAATTGCAATCGGAGCTAATACTGGATCACTGACTATAGGGAATCCAACGGTAGTTGGCACTCAAGCAACACAAAATCTTTATAATACAGTCGCTACTACGGTAAATGCTTTTGGTGCTGCAACTAATATTGTTTTAGGTGCAACAACAGGTATTGCTACCGTTAGAAATGCAACTGTTGACTTTGATGGTGATTTGAATATTGACGGTGGAGATTTAACTTCAAATCAAAGTAATTTTAATCTTTTAAATGCAAACGTAACCACTGCAAATGTTCTTGGTGCTGCAACTAATATTGTTTTAGGTGCAACAACAGGTATTGCTACCGTTAGAAATGCAACTGTTGACTTTGATGGTGATTTGAATATTGACGGTGGAAACTTAACTTCAAATCAAAGTAATTTTAATCTTTTAAATGCAAATGTAACTACTACAAATGTTCTTGGTGCAGCAACTAATATTGTTTTAGGTGCAACAACAGGTATTACTACCGTTAGGAATGCCACTCTAAGTGTTCCCAATGCAACCACAATTAATTTAGGATCTACTGGGTCTACAACTCAAGTTACCTTCCCAAGCACACCTAACAACTCTTTTGTTTCTATTGCTGCTACATCATCAGCATCCTCAACAACCACAGGAGCCTTAAGAGTTTCTGGTGGTGTTGGAATTGCAAGTGATGTACATATCGGAGGATCATTAAACGTTACAGGGGGTGTTAATTTTACTTCAGGTAATCTAATTGTTACTAACAACTTAACTGTTAATGGTAGTACCATATTAGGAAATGATGCTAGTGATACCGTCACAATCACTGGAAATATTACTCATACTGGACAGTTTACAAATACAGGTGGTTTCTTAATTGATAATGTTGGAATTAAATCCAACATGATCTTTACACAAACTGGTGGAGGAAATCAACTCTTTATTGATCCATTCCCCGATGGTCTCAGTAATGAAGGGACAGTAATTATTAAGGGTGATCTTCAAGTTGATGGAACTACAACTACCGTCAATTCAAGCACCGTAAGTGTTAATGATGCAATTTTAAATCTTGGAGATGTTACAAGCGTAAGAACCGTAACTGAAACTGTTGCATCTGGTGTAAGCACGATTCGTTTAGATTCGGTTATTGGTATTAATACTGGCGATACGGTTCAAGGAAGCGCAGCACTACCAAATAGTGGTGTCGCAACAGTATCTTCTTATAATACAACCACAAAAATTATAACAATTGATGGATCTACTAGTTCTGGTATTGGAGTAACAACACAGTTAACGATTACTCATGCGTTTGATACTAATACTGATCGTGGTCTATCTTTTGATTATAATACAAGTTCTGGAACATCCAATAACAAGGTAGGATTTTTTGGATATCACGATACAACCAATGCTAATAGTTCAGCGCCAATAAGATCTTGGACATATGTTCCAGATGCTACCATTACAAATAGTGTTGTAACGGGAACTAGAGGATTCTTAGATATTAAGGGGATTTATTATCAAACAGGTGATTATAATACTCATGGTGTAACATATTTTGACGCTGACGGTTTACAATCATCAACAAATAATCCAAGCACAGCGTCAAATACTAGAACATCAACTCAAATATTAACAGCAGTTACTGAAAATACTTTGACTCTAGCAGCTTCACACTCTGTGACTGCTGGGGATCAAATTACTCAAGTTAATAATTCTGGCGCATATGGTGTGGTAAAAACAACTAGTTCTGGAACTACTATAACTATTATAGGTGTTCAGGGGACTTTTGATACTACAAATGATTTAAATGTTAACGGAACAAATATTTCTAAAATTCCTAGTGCCGTGACTGTTGTTTATACTAATAAACCAACATGGACTGATACAATTGATGGAGGTACATTCTAAAATTTATGAATAATAATAGTGAAGTCGATGTTAATGTGTTGGTGAGCATATATAATCAAAAAATATCTGCTTTAACAAATCAAAATATTTTACTAGAAGCAAAATTGCAAACTTTGCAAAAAGATTATGAAAATGAAAAAAATTTATTATTAGTGAAAATTGCTGAATTTGGTAAAGATCAATTAGTTAAAACTAAAAAAAAATCAGACGATTATCAGCAATCGGGAGTTGAATAATGGCAAAACCAAGCACTAGACAAGGACTGATAGACTATTGCTTAAGGAGACTTGGAGCGCCAGTATTAGAGATCAACGTTGATGGGGATCAGATTGATGACTTAGTAGATGACGCTCTCCAATATTTTCAAGATCGTCATTTTGATGGTGTTGAGAGAATGTTTTTAAAATATAAAATTACTCAGGAAGATATTGATAGAGGAAGAGGAAAAATCACAGGAACATCTGGAGTTGGTATTGTAACAACCACTGGAACAGCAAATATATCTGGAGTAGGAAATACTTCTTTTAATTTTTACGAAGCATCAAATTTTATTCAAGTTCCAGATTCAGTTATTGGAATCGAAAAAGTTTTTAAATTTGATACTAGTGATATTTCTGGTGGAATGTTCAGTATTAAGTATCAATTATTTTTGAACGATTTATATCAATTCAATTCTATTGAACTTTTACAATATTCTATGGTTAAGTCATACCTTGAGGATATAGACTTCTTATTAAAAACAGATAAACAAGTAAGATTTAATAAAAGACAAAATAGACTATACTTAGATATTGATTGGGGACAAAAATTAAAAGATACTTTTTTAATTATAGATTGCTACAGAATTTTAGATCCTGATAGTTTTACTAAGGTTTATAATGATAGTTTCTTAAAAAAATATCTAACATCATTAATTAAAAAACAATGGGGACAAAATTTAATTAAATTTAGGGGAGTAAAACTTCCTGGTGGAATTGAATTGAATGGTAGAGAAATATATGAAGATGCAGAGAGAGAATTAGAACAAATTAAACAAGTAATGATGTTGGAGCATGAATTACCTCCATATGATATGATAGGATAATGGCATTAAATCCCTTTTTTCTACAAGGATCCTCTTCTGAACAAAGACTTATACAACAGTTGATTAATGAGCAACTGAAAATTTATGGTGTCGATGTAACTTATATACCTAGGAAATTTGTAAAGAGAGATTTAATTTTTACGGAAATTCAGTCTTCAAAGTTTGATGATAATTATACCATAGAGGCATATGTGAATACTTATGAGGGGTATTCTGGCGCTGGTGATTTAATGACTAAGTTTGGAGTTTCAATTAAAGATGAGTTAACGGTAACAATATCAAAAGAAAGATTTGAAGACTTTATATCACCATTTTTAGAGGCAGAAAGTGATTCTGAAATTGTACTTTCATCACGTCCAAGAGAGGGAGATTTAATATATTTTCCATTTGGACAAAGGTTATTTGAAGTAAAATTTGTAGAGCATGAACAACCTTTTTATCAATTAGGAAAAACATATGTTTATGAATTAAAGTGTGAATTATTTGAATATGAAGATGAGGTTGTTAAAACTTCTGTTGATGAGATCGATTCTCAACTCGAAAAAGAGGGGTTTATTACAACTTTAAATTTGATTGGAGTTGGGATAACTCCAACAGCATCAGCAGTAATTGATAGCGGATATGTGCGTAAAATTTTCTTAAATAATGATGGTAGTGGATACACCTCTACACCATCAATAACTTTTTCTGCATCTCCAGCAACTGGCGGCACAGCAACTGCAGTAGCAATAACAACTTCACGGGCAGGAGTTAGATCAATACATGAAATTTTATTGACTAAACCTGGATTTGGATATACTACTGCTCCAACTATTTCCATAACTGGTGGAGGAGGCGTAGGAGGTGCTGCAACTTGTACAATAGAAAAAATTAGAAAAGGAGTTGTATCTGTTATAATCAACAATGGTGGCGCTGGATATGCAAAAACGCCAATAATTACAATTACAACACCAAAACATGTGGGTGCAGCTGCAACTGCAATAATTGATCATCCAGTAGGTGCTGGAGTAAGTGTACTATCTGCAGTTGTAAGTATTGGAGCATCGAATTATCTATTTCCAGGAGGAACAACTGGTGGAGTATTTTACAAGACTCC